AGCGAGCCGTTGGCGTAGAAGTTCCAACGTCCTGTGCCGGAGGCGATGTTGGAGTAGAAGCCGTAGTTGTTAGTGGCTCCGGTGAGGGTACTAAAGACGTTAAAGCCGTACTGGTTCGTTACAGTTGAACCCGCGCCAAATGTTTGTGGGAAAGCCGCAAAGTGAGATAGCTCGCCAAGCGTAAATGTAGTTGCCTGCGTAGTAGGAGATGATCTAAACCCAAAAGAAGTAGCAGTAACGTCGGATTGGATGGAGCTGTTCAATAGGGTTCCGACAGCAGTAGTTGCGCCGGTAATGGCTTTTCCGATGGTGAGGTTGGTTCCGGCGTTACCAGTGGAACCAATTGCAACGCGTCCGTCGCTGGTGATGCGCATACGCTCCAATACTACAGCCGTACCTGCCGGGGTAGTACCGAAGATCAGGCGTCCGGGCATGTTGTTGGTGCCGGGGATGCCGTCTACTTCCACACTAACGGAGGCTGCTGGAATAAAGGCAGTACCATCATCGCCAGCAAAACGCAGAATTCCTAAAGTGTCACCACTTGAAACCACAGCGTTAGTTCCGGGCGTTGTTGCACGACTCTTGTTGCAAGAAAGTCCGCCGCTACTTGTGTCTGCGCGGTAGTTGTATGAACCGTAGACACCACCGGCAATTCCGTTTGTCACAGAGCCAAAAACTTGAACATATGGGGTTTGAAGTGCGGAAGCAAGAACCGCAGAAGTGTGTCCGACAAGCACCCTGCCGGTAGAATCAATCACAAACGGCGTGCTGTCCGGGTTCCCAGAGTCCTCAACCAGTAGCGCATTACCCGTACCCGCCTGCGTGACTCGCAGAGCTGCATTTGTGTTATCAGTGACGCTGATAACCTGATTTGCGCTAAACGTGTTGGTTGCGCCAAGAAATACGGCATTCTCGGCTGGGTACGTTACAAATACGTCTTTTGCCCCTGCGGAGAAACTGACCAAAGCTCCGGCGTTACTGGACTCCAGCACGATATCTCTGGATAGCGTCGTGCCCGAAGCAGTGTAGGTACCAATACCCACTTCCCATTCGTTTGTGCCTTGGCCTGCGATGGCGTAGTACGTGGTGTTGCCGTCCCCAATAACCGAAAAGGACTGAAACCCAGCAGCCGCACCCACCAAGGTAACTGCACCAGTCCCTATAGTAGTCGTTGCTTCTCTAACTCTATCTTTGACAACAAGCGCCATGTTTAATTCTCAGTTGGGATTACGTTCCAATTACCGTTCTCTGAAGTGCTAATGACGTTCCACGACAAAGGCTGATTGGTGTTAATTACACCCCACGTCGTACTTTGAGTGTCATTGATTATTTCCCACAAGGGCCTCGCCGGTGGCAAACTAGCGTAAGGTACTTGAGAGTAGGCCGTTGCTCCAAACATGTCTTGTTTATGAGATACGAATCAGCGCCGAACTAACGGAGCTAGGGGGGAACTGAATTTGAAAAGCTGCTGAGGAAGTCTTGTCCGCACCAAAGTCCAAAACACAAACCGCCGCCCCACCATCCTTGTAGATCAACGCCCCTCGTGCAGTAAAAGTACCCGACCAAGTCGTGTTGGCAAACGAGATAAACGCCGTTCCATCCGGGCCACCTACAGCTGGAGTTAGTACATTTCCCCCCGGTGTATATCCAGCGGCGGCAACTTCACCCGTAGGAGTGTACGTAGGGGTGTCTTGGTTCAGCGATGCCGCATTTGTGTATAGGGCAATCTTGTACACGTCAGCCGTCCCAACGCCAAAATCAAAGTCTCCGTTCAGGAGCCCAGTCTTGAACACGTTGCAAGTAAAGTTGCCAGTAAACGCCATGATTACACCACCTTATACCTAGCCTGCCCAGCCCTATAAGCGTCAGTGCGCTCCATACCGTCACCAAGACGTTTTGCCATCGCCAGAGCTTCTTCATACCGCTGCTTGTAGTTTGCTAGTACATCATTATCCGACTTCATGAACGTAGCAGCTTCAAGCATTGCGCCATAAAGTAATAAAATGTCAAAGTTATCCCCTAGCCAAGTCTGCCCAGACGCAGCAGTAGTGATCGACTCGGGGTAATAGTAATAATGCAACTCGGCGTTATAAGCTAAGTTTGGGGTCGGACCTAGCAAGAACGTCAGCTCGTTTGTAATAGCGGGCGGCACACTATTCGTGGTTGCTGGGCCAAACAGTGCGTAGTAGGAAGGTTTACCTTGCTCGTTCGGAGACGGAAAAGCCTCACGAATAAAACTCACATCTTTGTTGCGTAGGTATAAGTACTCGTTGGTCACAGGGTCGATTACTGCGATTGAGTACACTGCCAAGAAGTCGTCCGGAGCGGAGAGATACTGGCTACCTAACGTCATAGTGCCCGTGACGTTTTTACGCAACGAAGGGAACTGCACGCTGTTGTGAATGCGTTGTTCCGCTTGCTCGATAAAATAATTTATCTGTTGGATAGACGTGACGGAATCGACCGTCTGCGGAAACTCGTTCTCGCAGTACGCCTTAATAGCGGAAGACAACTCAGCGTAGTTCATGCAAGCTTCTTACTGGAGCTAGTACCCTTAATTGCTGCACCAGTACCACGGGTCTTGACGGTCTGTGTGTTAGGCACGTTGTTAGGGTAGCCGTTATTGTTCGGGACAATCGGCACTTGCTTCACGGGGGTATCGCCCATACTAGCCTCCGCGCTTATAGGTGAACGAGGATTTCTTTTGGTTGGCGACCTTAGCCAAACCCCGGCCCAGCGTTTTCATCTGTAGGTTGGTCTTGCCGCCTTTAGCCAGCTTGGTCAGCGGGGTACCGGGGTGTTTCTCTTTTTCGTGCTTGTGAACAGCCTTCTTAACTGCCGCTTTTTCGCTTTCTTGCTTCATGTTTTACTCCTATGTTGTTACTACTGTCACAGTACCCAACGTAACGGCGAGCGCCAAATTGTTTGGGGTCAGCCCGACATCATTTGCACGGCTTCCTCCTACTGGTGCCCACCCCCACTGAACTACCCTGCTCCCCCCAGACGCATCGCCAGAACCCAGCGGTCCACTTCCGGAGCCTATTTGCAGCCCGGTATACCCCGCCTGCAAGTACGTTGTGTCCGGCCTTGGGTTACGCAGGGCTTGCGGGTCATTTACGGGGTACATACCCAGCTGTAGCTGCGGCTGATCTGGCTCCCAACAAGACGGGCAAACGAGCAAGTTGACGTTTTTGGTCTTGATTACCAGTTGCCGCAACTGCTTCAACTTGTACCGAAACCCGCATCGGTCGCATTCTGCGATTGCCCGCTTACCAGAAGCAAACTTGGTTGACATACCGCTACCTTAATAGAACATCTGCCGTGGCGCAATCCGCAACGACGCTTTCTCCCGGTCTTCGCTAGACGCCAGATTCCACTGCTCCTCGTAAGACAGCTTGAGCATTTCGATACGGGGGAGCGCTTCGGGAATCTTCATTGCCAAGTAGTACGCCAACCCTGCCACGAGGCACGGTAGCATGCGAAAGGGTATGTCCTGCGTGTTAACGCCATTCCCCGCATCCTGAATACGGCGCAAGCGCCAGTAAACAAAGGTGTAGAAACTGCTCTGATCTGGTGCGGGCCATACGTTAATCTGTGGGCTTTGGACTACCGTCCCTGCGGGGGTCAACCCATCAGGAACCGTTGCTCCCGATTGTCGGTTGATCCAGACTTGGATAGGACGCCCTTGCGCGTTCTTATTAGGGATGGTGGAGTAAGTATCCACGCTGATTCGGCTAATATTGATGTCAGTCTGGTTGACGCCAGACTGCGTGCGGATGACGTGGTCGAGTAAATCTATGGTGTCCACCGGAAGATTGTATGCGATCTGCCCCTGCACCATCGGGATAGACCCTTGCTCCACGGTCCAAAGATTTATGCCACGATTGGCCCACTCAATCGTCAGAAGGTTTAACGACCGGCGCGCTGTGCGCATATCGTAACCAGTGCGCATCTCAACCCCACACCGCTCGAATGCCTCTTCAAGCAGGTTATTGAGGTCAAGATTAAAAGTGCTGGTGCCTGTTGTCGTCATTTCGTTTTCCTGTACGGAGCAACCTTCTTGGCTACTTTAGTCTT